CAGGCTTTGGCCTTTGCCACGCGAACCGCTTCCGCAACAGCGGCGTCGCTGATCGCCGACACATTTAGACCTAACTCTCGTGCGGCCGCCAAGTTGGCAGCCGTGAGGGTAACGTTGGTGCGCTGCTTTTCTGTGGTGGCATGCTGCATGGGGACCTCCTGATACGCACTGAATATACACACTTTAAGTGTGCAGAACAAGAGAGCATTATGACCCTAGACGAGCTGAAACTCCGCCACAGCGCGCTCTTGGCCGCGCGCTACAGCGGCACGCGCTCGGTCAGCTATGATGGCAAGACCGTCAATTACGGCACCGACGCCGAGCTTGCCGCGGCCATAGGCGATGTCGAACGGCGCATCGCCAAACTCGAGCGCAGCGCTGGGCGTGTTCTGCGCCCCTTCGCCGTGAAGGATCTGTGATGAACTGGCGGCAGCGCCTTGGAGCCTTCATTGGTGGGTTTGATGCAGGCCAGCACCACCGACGCCTGCGCGGGTTCCAAGCGACGCGCGCACATGTGAATGCCCTGATCGCAGCATCTGGGCCCGACATCACGGCCCGCGCGCGCTGGCTGGTGCGCAACAACGGCTATGCGGTGAATGCCGTAGAAAGCTGGGCCGCCAACACCGTAGGAGACGGGATCAAACCGATCTCTAAGATCGCGGACGCTGCACGCAAGGAAGAGTTGCAGCGGCTCTGGCTTGCCTGGACGGACGAGGCCGATGCCGAAGGGCTCACGGATTTCTACGGTCTGCAGCGCCGCGCAGCGCGGGAGGTGTTCCTGGCCGGTGAGGTCTTTTTTCGGATCAGGCCGCGGCGGGTCAAGGACGGGCTGACGGTACCACTCCAGCTGCAGATGCTGCCTTCAGAAATGTTGCCCCTCCACGAAACTGGTGTGGCGCGGAATGGCAACGCGATCCGCCAAGGCATCGAGTTCGACCGGATTGGGCGACGCGTCGCTTATCACTTTTTCCGCCGTCATCCTGGCGACAGCACCGATCCGGGGCTCTCAGGAGAAATCGTGCGCGTTCCCGCCTCGGAGGTCATCCATGTGATCGACCCAGTCGAGGGCGGGCAGCTACGCGGCGTCTCGAAACTGGCCCCGGCGATCGTGAAGCTGTTCCTTCTGGATCAATATGACGACGCGGAGTTGGACCGGAAGAAGGTCGCAGCGATGTATGCGATGTTCGTGACCTCACCCGCCCCAGAGAATCCGCTCGCCCCCTTGGATGATGAGGAGATGCCCGCTGGTGTGGAGATCAGCCCGGGCCAAATCGTCCGGCTGGATCCAGGCGAGGATGTCACCGTGGGCCAGCCCGCCGATAGCGGGGCAACCTACGAGCCGTTCCAGTACAGGACGCTGCTGCAAATCTCGGCTGCGCTCGGGATTCCCTACCCCTACCTCGCCAATGACATGGTGAAGGGGAATTTCTCGAACTCACGCCTGGCGCTCATCGAATTCCGCCGACGCGTCTCGGCTTGGCAGCACTCGGTGATGGTCTACCAGCTCTGCCGCCCGGTCTATGCGCGCTGGCTGGATCTGGCCGTTCTGTCGGGCGCGCTGCCTCTGCCCGGCTATGAAGCTGAACGCCCGCGCATGCTGGCCGCCGATTGGCTGCCCACCAAATGGGACTGGGTCGACCCGCTGAAAGACGCCAATGCCGAGATCGCCCAGATCGAGGCCGGCCTCAAATCCCGCACACAAGCCATCGCAGAGCGCGGCTATGACGCCGAGCAGGTTGATCGGGAGATTGCCGCGGAGCGGGAACGCGAACGTGCGCTGGGCCTTGATTTCCGCCGCCCGGGATCGCCTGCGCAGGGTGTCCAGGCGGTGTCAACGGAGGAGGACGTTGAAACCGAGGAACCTGATCCCGAGGACCAACCCATCACAGTACCAGAGGAAGGATAGACGTCAGTCATCCAGCAAGCGGACACCCGGAAGTTTTGCGGCCTTACGATCGAAGGTCACCAAGTGGGTCGCGCCTGCACGTCTCGCAGCTGCGGCGATCATCAGGTCGGCAAAGCCAAACCCGTCATTGCGGTAGAGTTCCAGCGCCGGGGCAACCTCATCGGAGCCTTCGATGATCAGCTCGATTGCCGACAGCAAACCGTCGAGGACAGCGGCGATTTCAGCACGGCCAAGGCGATAGGCACGCTCAAGCACCCAAACGAGCTCTATCAAGACCTCGCGGCTGACAAAGCCCTGCTCGTCGTCCGTCAATTGGTCGATCACATTCGTGGCCAACTGCGCCTGCAACGGGTCGTCCTGCACCAGAAAGCGGACCAAGACATTGGTATCGAGCGCGATCACTGATCAGGATCCACACTATCTGTTGCGCCAGCAGAAATGGCCTCGTCCATCTCGTCCAGCGAGACAGGCTTCTGACCAGACCTCGACAGGATGCCCCGCAATTCCTTGACGGAGCGCGCCTTCAGGATGCGCACCTCGCCGTCAAGGATCAGGTAGCGCACCTTGTCCCCGCTGGTCAGGCCAAGCGCGGCCCGGACATCCCTCGGTAGGGTTGTCTGGCCTTTTACTGTAACCGTCGATTCATGCATCGGCACATTCCTTACATATTTTCGATTCTCCTTACCATATGGGGTTCGGAATTGCAAAACCCGCAAAGGACCAACCCTGATGCTTCACGCCCGCATTGCCGCGCGCGCGTTCAACACGCCGCTGCTGGTTGAGCCTTCCAAGGCCATGGCTTTTCTGTCCGGCATCGGGCCACGCATTCTCGGACGGCAGGTGGAACTAGCGGAGGGCGGCGACGCGCCAGATGGCGCTGCCAGTCTCCCCGCCCGCGCCAGCATTCTGGCCGGGAACCTCACCGAGCGTCTGCAGCAACATGGCAATGCGCCCTACCCGGTCGTGGACGGCATCGCCGTGGTCGAGATCGCGGGCGTTCTGATCCATCGCGGGAGCTGGATCGGACAGTCCTCGGGCCAGACCAGCTATGAGGGGATCGCGGCTCAGATCGAAGCGGCGGCCAGCGATCCGGCGGTGCGAGGCATCGCATTGGAAATCGATAGTTTCGGGGGCGAAGTGGCTGGCGTTTTTGACCTCGCCGATCGCATTCGTGCCATTCGGGGCAGCAAGCCCGTCTGGGCCTTCGTCGCCGAGCACGCCTTCTCGGCGGGTTATGCACTGGCCTCCCAGGCCAACCGCATCCTGGTGCCGCGCACCGGTTCCGTGGGCAGCATCGGGGTTGTGGTCATGCATGCCGATCTCAGCGGGCAGCTCGACCAGGACGGCGTGCGGATCACGCTGATCCATTCCGGACAGCACAAGGTCGACGGCAACCCCTACGAGCCTCTGCCCAAAGCTGTCCGGGACAATATCCAGCGCGAGATCGATGTCCTGCGGTTCCTCTTCGCCGAAACTGTCGCGGCAGGTCGGGCCGGTCGGCTGAGCCAGGAGGCAGCGCTGGCGACCGAGGCCGCGACCTATCGCGGGGTCGATGCCGTCAGCGCTGGCTTGGCCGATGAAGTGGTCGACCTCACCCGTGGCTTTGCCCGCTTTCGTGAAAGCCTGTCTGCTGCATCACCTACCGCGCGGCTGCCCCGCGCCGCTCATACCAAACCAAAGGAGGCCGCCATGAACGCCAATCGAGACACTGCAGAGGAAACTGCTGAAACCACTGACACAGAAGACACCGCGGTGGAGAGCGCTCCTGAGAGCCCGGACGCCCAGGATGATGTCCGTGGCGTGCAGGAAGAAGACCCCGGGCCCGCCGCCGCCCCCATGCAAATGCCGGCGGCCGCGCAACCGAGCAATCTGGCGGAACTGTCGGCGCAGCTTCGCGAGGCGGCAGCAGAGATCGCCGAGATCGCGGCGCAAGCGGGCCGGCTCGGCATCGCGATCGATGCAGCGAAGGCGTTGCGCGAGGGCACAGCACCTGAAGCCCTCCGCAAACTGGTCCTTCAACGCGCCTCCGCAGCGGCGGATGCCCGCGATATCGTTGCGGCACCACCCTCTCCTGTTCTCCCCAAATCCGCTGAAAGCCCGATTGTGGCCGCCGCGAAGAAGGCTGCTTCGGCGGGCAGCAGGGGCTGAACTACCTGCCCCCAGACAGCTGACCGCCCACCTGATCCCCCGCCGCTCCTCCCCGGCGGGGGATTTCTTTTTGACCACCAATCTTCAGGAGATTGCCCATGTCCGTGCTGACCCAACCGCCCACCATGGGCGATGTCCTCAAATACGAGCTGAACCCCAACTACACCCGCGAGACCGTCACGCTGCTGGCCGGTACCAGCTACCCTGTCGGCGCTGTGCTCGGTCGCATCACCGCGAGCGGCAAGATGAAGCTCAGCACCGCCACTGGCACTGACGGCGCGCAGAATGCGGCGGCTGTCCTGCTCTACGCCGTGGATGCAACTGCGGCTGATGCAGCCGGCATCGCCGTCTTGCGCGGCCCTGCCATCGTCTCAAAAGCCGCGCTCGTGTTCGACGCAAGTGTCGATGACGCAGCCAAGACGGCGGCCAAGCACGCCCAGCTGACCGCGCTCGGCATCATCCCGCGCGACGCTGCCTGATCCGGCGGATCGCCCGTTCCAATCACCGCGCTTGTGCGCGTCACCCCCTCATTCCCCGGAGTTCCCCATGACCATCACGCGCAACCCGTTTGACGCGGGCGGCTATTCGCTCGCCGAGATGACGCAGGCCATCAACATCCTGCCCAACCTCTACACCCGCCTCGGCCAGATCGGCCTCTTCCGCTTCGAGGGCGTCACGCAACGCTCGATCGTAATCGAACAGCGCGAAGGTGTCCTCAGCCTTCTGCCCTCGGTCCCGCTGGGCGCTCCGGCCACCGTCGGAACCCGTGAGCAGCGCTCCATGCGCAGCTTTGCCCTGCCTTGGATCCCCCATGACGATGTGATCCTGCCCGCCGACATTCAGGGCATGCCGGCGTTGGGCCTGTCGGATGCGGCAGACCCGTTGGTCGAGGTGATGAACCGCAAGCTGACGCTGATGCGCCGCAAGCACGCCCAGACCCGCGAATACATGGAGATGAACGCGCTGCGTGGCATCGTGAAGGACGGCGCGGGCACCACTCTCTATAACTACTTCACAGAGTTTGGCCTTGATCAGATCTCGGTCGACTTCGTCTTTGGCACGGCCGGCACCAACGTCCAGGGCAAGGTCCGAACCGTCTTGCGCGGGATCGAGGATAACCTGCTTGGCGAGACCATGACGACGGCCCATGCGCTGGTGAGCTCGGAGTTCTTCGACAAGCTGATCAGCCACCCCAAGACCGAAGAGGCCTATAAGTTCTTCTCCGCGACCGGCGGCCAGCCTCTTCGCGAGGACATGCGCCGGGCCTTCCCCTTCGCAGGCATCCTTTTTGAGGAATACAACGGCTCGGTCACCCTCTCGAACGGCACCTCAGAGCGGCTGATCCCTGCCGGAGAAGGGATCGCCTTCCCGCTTGGGACCTTCGATACCTTCACCACCTATGGCGGGCCGGCCAACTTGCTGGAGACGGCCAACACTGTCGGCCTGCCGCTTTACGCACGGCAAATGATGGACACCAAGGGGCGCTGGATCGATCTCATGACCGAGGCCTCGATCCTGCCGGTCAACAAGCGCCCACGGCTGGCGATCCGGATCTTCACCTCGAACTGAGGCCGCTGAGACATGACGGCGTTTGCCGTTGCCCTCGATCTGCTCTTCGCTGATCCGAACCTCGCCCATGAGGCGTGGCATCGCGACAGCGAAGGGCAGTTCACCCGTATCCGCATCATCATGCGTCGCAATGATGATGTGACCGCATTCGGGGCCGCGCGTCTTGTTTCAGAGACCATGCGCTTTGATGTGCGCGTCTCGGAACTCCCCGCGCCCCGCCCCGATGAGCAGATCCTCATCGGCTTTGAGACCTTCCTGATCCAGGGCGAGCCGATCCGTGATCGTGAGCGCTTGATCTGGGCAATCGAGGCAACGCCCGCGTGAAACTCGACCTCTCTGTTACCGGCAATATCGTCACCGCGATGCGCGCCGAAATCCTCGCTGGCGAAAAAGCCGTGACCACGGCAATGCGCGTTGCAGGCGCTGGTCTCAAATCCGACTGGCGCGCCCAGATCACGCGTGCCCGCCTTGGACAGCGGCTTGCCAATACGATCAGGTCCAAGACCTATCCGGCGGCGGGCGAAAGCCTCGGCGCCGCCGCACTGGTCTGGTCGAATGCTCCTCAGATCATCGGGGCGCATGACACGGGACCATTGATCAGGTCGAAAGATGGGTTCTGGCTTGCCATCCCAACGCCTGCGGCCGGTAAAGGCGCGCGCGGCAAGGCGCTCACGCCCGGCGAATGGGAAAGGCGGCGCGGTCTGCGCCTGCGCTTTGTCTATCGGCGGGGCGGTCC